AATGAGTTAGGAGTTAATAAATCACTAATTGATGAGTAATAATTATTAAGCTGTTGTATGGTAAACGTTTGATATGTATTTACTCTTGATGTTAAGTTAATTCTATAATCAGATATAGTATCACCATCGGAGTCATATAAACCAGTAAGTTCAACGAATGGTAATACCGGATCAAACCCTGCTTCAGCATATACAGCAATATCAGTTTCAATAACATCCAATGGGTTTTCAGAAAATGGAGTTGGATCAAATAATTTTTCATTTTCTAAAACAATTTCACCAGCATAATAAAAACCAGCAGGGTGAACATATTTAAGATATAAATCCCGCCATTTAGATGTAGCAAATGATGTTTTAATTAGAATTGAGAAAATTTGATATAATTCATTGTTCTGAATAAATCTTTGAGATTCATAACCAACGTTAGATTCACCAACAATAAACATTTTTTGTTTAGGATATTCAACGGTAATTTCATCACCATAAAATCCTCTAAACAAACCTTCAATTGAATTAAGTGAACCTTTAACTCTATAAAATTTTGCCAAAAGGCTGGCCATTAGCCTAGGATTGGCATGAAAGGAGTTTGCTTGTAAACCGTCGCCAATTTCCTCAATTAAAAAATTAAGATATTTCTCTGGTGTTTGGCCCGGATCGCGAACTAAAAATAAATTATTAATATCAGTTTTAAAAGATTGTGCTTCTTCATCTTCTAAAAAATCATAATATTTTTCTAAAAATAATACTAGATTGGGATACGCTTCAGCAAAGTATTCTGGTAATACTTCTTTAATTGAGCTTTTTGAAAAACTCAGATTGCGTCTATTAATATCCTGAAGTTTATGTCCCATTACAGTGTAACCTTAGTGTTTCTGTAGTCAATAACGGCGCGTGCAGATGAAGCTCCAGCATCAATATCAATTATATAATTTCTTAGCGGTTTAATTGTTGATTGATTTGCGGGTACAGCAGATATTTTTAATAAATCATTAACGACATATTCTGGTGCAAAGGAAATTAATTCTACTTTACCAGTCTGTGGAGAATACGAACCTGTGTTATCAAGAATAACATCACCAATTAGGTTAACAATTTCCAAATCCGTTGTATTTAATTTATTTCTAATTGTGCAGGTTTGACCAAGATATTGGAACTTTGATGTTGTAATAATATAATTTCTATCATCAGCATCTGCTAATACAACTGGGAACGCAATCGAGTAATTTGATGCAATACCAATTGATGGGTCTAATCTTATTTGAAGTTTTACATCCATTCTTGAGTTAAGAATGGCAGGTGAAATATCATCAATTGATGTTAATAAATTTGATCTTCTAAATATTTGGTCAAACTTTTTAAGATTATTGGTAAAATAATCATCAATTGTTCTAACGACTTGTGATTCGGCAGCACGAACTGTAATATTAGTCAACGATGGGTCGAAATTAAATACCGTGGTGAGTTCCAAATAAACCTCTGTCGGATCAGCAAATACTGTATCAATAGACATTACGGCTAAGTTTTTAGTCAAATTGGTCACAATACTATCTTTAATAGATTTTTTTTGGTTATCGTCAATACCATCAATAAATTTTAGACCAACATAAACTCTACCATAAACCGGTGGTACATTATCGTGACCACCCCACGCAACGACGTCAGTAATAAAGGATGAATAATTTAATAAAATTTGTGATTCATAGTCTTCAGCAGTAACCATCCGTTGTTGAGATGCAAATGCCTTAGGCGCATTTGATCTAATTGAATCCACAGATTCCTTTTCAGCACCACCGGTAGAATTTGTTACAGCGGTGACATATAATGGGAAATCAATTCCATCAAAGTCGTAATCATTTGCTGCTGAAAATTCATCACCATCATTTGCCAACGCACCACTAGGTGCAAGATAAGAAATAACAATCTTATTACCCGGTTTAGGAGCAGAACCTAAAACCGAACCATCACCAAAAACTAATTCATAATACCCATTAGGGACTTCTTTAATTTGATAAACTGTAGACGTTGAATTAATTCTAACTACTTGATTAATATCTTTATACGTCGTGAATGACGAACCCGTATAGGTATCATAAACATCGACGGTTAATGTCTTTGTATCCATCTTTGTATCTGGAATGACATAAATTTGACCATCAGTAGTATCGCCGACAATAAATGTTTTGGTTTTTAATTTACCTTCATAAATTTGAAGCGAAGTTGAGCCAGATTGATTAACAAAATTATAGTTACCACTACCGTCATCGGTGGCTAAATATTCTTCTAACGTATAAAAAGTATAAGAGTTGTCGTCTATAATAGAGTTAAATTGTGTATAAGCCGGTAATGAAATAGTCGATGCTCTACTTATTGCAGTATTTGTTAATAACACATTAACTGTTGCTTTTGCTGAAGTAGTTGATCTTGGAGAATAACCAAGCATTTCAGCATGACCAACAACATTTGATCTTAATTGTGCCGTACTGAGGAAAGATTCATTTAATGAAAAGTTTGCAATCAATCCATTTAAATGTGTATTATATGCCAATACATCTAAGATGTTTGATAAGCCAGATGCTTCAAAATTATAATCAGCAAATTCTGACTGTTGTTCGAAATATGTCTTTAATTTAGTTTTGATTGTATCAAAATCTAAATCAGAAGAATTAATGATTGCCATTTATCTTAACCTCGCGATTGGTACATCGATTGTTACTACTTCTAGTGTACTAAGTATTTTAAACGTTACGGTAACCATAGCGTCATAAGCATCAGGTATTATTGATACCTTAACATCTAATAGTTTTACTCTTGGTTCGTAGTTCTGTAATGCAATTGCTATAGCATCTGCTACGTCCTCTTCCTCAAATTCCGTTGATAAACCAAACAACATTGCGTATAGATTACCACCGTAATATGGTTCAAAAGGTTTTTCAGTTCTATTGGTAGTAAGTAAATTTTTTACGGCTTGTTTTACAGCAGCGGCATCCGATTTCTTATAAATGTCACCAGTTAATTTTTTGGTAAATGTAAGATCTATATCGCTATATAATCTTTCACGTGCTGTTGAAATTGACCTTGTTCCAAGGCTACCGTCTTCGATAGAGAAAGCTTTTGTTACCATAGATACTATTTATTATACTTCTAAGATTTCTACAAGCTCATTTGTACTTTGGACGTAATTATTAAACATTGTTTCAATTTTATTTTCATATGTTACAGCCCAAGGAAATCTAATCTTTGGCATGATAATAATAATCTGTGCGTTTAACTCACCTGATGGGTCATATGAATCATAATCAAGAATCATTTTTTCGTAGTCAATATTATCCTTAAAATACATTGCGAGGTCAAATGTTTTCTCGTATGCATTTTCACCTTTTTCATCAATAAGTTCATAAACAACGGCTTGGCCATTATTCATATAATAATTAATACTACTAAACTCAAGTATTTCACCAGGGCCTGGTTTGTATAAACCTTCAGCAACGACGAGACGGTAATCAGCAAAATCACCACTTTTATCTTCAGCAACCGTTCTGAGTATTTGTGCTTGCAGATAATATTGTTTTGCAAGATTCATTCTATCAATATCATCAACCACAAAACTCATTGTCTGTTTATCACCATATCCACCAAGGAATTTGGCCATAGTAATCCCAGGCGCAAGTTTAGTCCTAGGACCAATATAGGATTGGTTCATTGGATTGTAGACTGGATCCGGTGTAATAATCATACTGTAAACCTCTTGTTAGGATTGCTTCGGTTACCAAAACCTTGTGTACCACGGCGTGGTGTTGGATCATATGGCACGCTGCGACCGATTTTAGATGGCGCAGCCTGAATATAACCTGGATTGAGTTTACCTTCGGAAATCATTGCGCCAATAAATGTTTTATTACTCAAAGCATTTTTATCTCTAAGTTTAGAACGAACCTCAGATATTGTAAGTTCCCTATTTGACATGCCGCCATATTCCTCGGTTTTATCAAAAGAGTTTTTCAATTGATTTCCGGGATCAATATTAATATCTCTAATACCAAAATTAGAATTATTAAGATAATCGAACATAATTTCTGATGTTGGATTTACCGTTGCATTTGTATCATGTGATGGATAACTTGGTGAACCTGGTGAACCCAAGCCACCGGCAACATAGGCACCAGTTGCTACATCTGCCAATGCCGCCTCATCTGCTTTACCATTTAATGTACCGTGAAATGTTCCAGCCCAGTATGAGTTACCATATCCAACAATATTAGAACCACCAATAGTACCAGAGTCTCCAATTACAGTCAAACTGCTTGCAGCAAGGTTTGTATTGGGTGAACTAAAACTCATCATTCTCTCTGCAGTGACCATAAATTCATCACCGCTGTAAAGCTCAAATCCACCTTGAACAGTTTGTACCGTATCACCCTTGATAATTTTATTAGCAGAGCCAAGAATAGTTTCTGTTTGTGTACCGCCAACAAAATTCGATTGATGTTCTGTTACAATTGTTTTCTGTGTTCTACGAACTTGATGTTTATGTGATCCACGAGTTTCTTCATTCTTATTGCCACCGACGGTTACGTTATAATTACCACCGACGACGAGGTCAAAGTCTCCCGCCACTTGTAAAGTAAGATTACCATTATAAATTAACTCGCCATCTCCATCAACGATAACTTTTTCATCACATGCAGTAACCCGAATCGTATTAAAAGTGGAACTATAAATTACCGTCCCATCGGCACGAAGTTCAACACCAGAACCCGTTCGATGCCGAATTAAAATTCTCTCCGAACCTGGTGTGTCATCATATTCGGTAATATGGCCACTAGCAGTCTCATTTACTTGATTATTTGGATATATCGACGGTTGTAGGTCTTTTAAATCTAGTGATACGCTTTTATAGCCACCACCAGTATTTACTTTATTAATTGCTAAACCACGCGCGGCCTTATTTGTTGATGGAACATCCGTATATGCCCTAGTAGGATACAACGCCGATGGATCATCATAACCACTTTTAGGAACACCACCTTTCGGTTTACCTTTTGTGTCTTCTAAATTATCCATAATTATCTACTTTCTCTTTGTTCTTCGGCTTCAACTGCAGCGTCATATTTCTTCTTAGCCTCTTCTTCTGCCACAACTGCTTCATCATATTTTCTCTTTGCGTTGGATACGGCTTCAAGAAACAAATCAGTGGAACCAAACTTTGCAGTCTTCTGTATATCACTAAACAGTGTTAAACCTTCCTCTAGTGTATTATAGGCGCGTTTTGCAGCAAGGGTTTCTGATTGTGCTTTTCTATAATTAGCACCAGCAGCGGCAGGACTATCATATCTATCGCTATAATAACTTGATGCTTCTGCTTCCAATGCCTTTCTTTCAGCTTTAAGTATTTCAACTTTACGGACAAGGTCTCTCTTAACCAGTGATGCAAAAGGTTCCGGCGTTGCACTAACTGTCTTATAAGATTGTTCGATGGATTTAATTTCTTTTTCAATCTTATCCAAACGTTTTTCAATCTCCTTCTGCCTATTATCATTTGCTTCCTTTTCAGAATCAGATTTCTTAGGCGGTTCACCAGTAGATTCCTCAGCAACTTTCTCTGGTGGTGGTGCTGGTGGTGGTTTTGTTACAACAGGTGTTACGGTTGGTTTTGCAACGTTTTCTGGAACTGTAGCATTTAATTCGACGACACTCAGAGCGCCTAATCTATTTTTCCATCTATTTTCTAATGAATTATTACCAACGTATGCAGTATCCCAACCAAACCGTTGTTTTGCGCGATCAATTCCACTAAAACCAGATCTAACTTTATTGGGGAAAATAATATCATCAAGTGTTAATACTTCCCAAGATGGCATTACTTTTCTAAATACGCCACACATTTTTTCAAATGTTTCAGATTGTTTTGCAGTATATGAATCTGCAGAACGATATTGATCTGCATCGCCCTCGTAAGGGTAGTTTACATTTAAACCACCGGCCAAGCCAATTGTAATTGACCTATCAACCCAACCTCGCATTTGTGTTGGAAGTAAGCTGAGTACTTCAAACGGCCGACCACGTTGGATGCTACCGTCTCTACGAATTAAATAATGGAATTGTGTACCATCACTAAGTCTGGCAAGGTTTTCAGAAACAGCACCAGTATCCATATTTTTCTTAAGATTCTTTTCCCAGTATAATTCGTGGTGTCGCTTTTGACACCATTCTTGGTCAACGTCTTGATTTAAACCTGTTTTTGTTTCTATCACAATGGCGCAGGTTGGTGGATATTTTTTCCTAAGACCAGCAGAAAACATTTCTCTAAATTCAAGTTCCAATTCTTCTGGTGAATTTACATATGTAAATATTGCTGGATCTGACTCATAACCTTTCCATTGAATAAATCTTTTACCAATTTTATACGGTTCATCCGTTGGTTTAACCAAGTCATTAGTAGCGTTACCTTTATCGACGACTTTACTTACGTTGGTGTTACCCTTTGAGTCAATAATCTCAGCAGGAACTGATGGTGTGTTTGGTATTGCTGGTAACTGAATTGCCGATGTATTTGGTTGTGTAATTGCTGATGGCCCACCACCAGTCGCGCCGCCGGTAGGTATTGCGCCACCGGTAGGTATTGGCAACTGTATGCCTAATAATTTAGATACACCAGCAGTTAGATTTTTATTTAATTGTAGATTTCTTGCCGATTGTTCGGTATTGGTTTCAGGCGTAATTGCTGAACTGGCAACTGGTGCTACTGCAGTCGTATTTGGTGCAACGCCACCTTTTTTCAAAGCACCACCAATAACACCACCAATTTGGCCTAGGATATTACCAAAGTCAAGACCAGAAGAACCACTTAAAGCATTCGTTAATGCACCAAATGGATTTGCAATTGCCTTGTTTGTCTCTTTGGTTACTGTCTCAACTTTGGCAGTGACTTTTTCATTTGGATTTGCAACACCAACATTCTCTTCAGCAACGGCAGGATTACTGGATGTTTCTTTTACTTTTAATTTAATTTGCTCGGGCGTTACTTGTCCCGTTGCCTCAAGTGTTTTCTCAATACCCTTTGGTGAACCTTGAGTAAACATCATCTTTAAAAATCCGTTTGATGATGTACTACCCGTTAGTGTAGTGATTTCTGTTCCCTTTGTCGATGTCTTTGTGATTTGTATACCACCACCATCTACACCTGCAGTCATCATTGCTACGGTAGGTTCGACTGTAACCTTTTCACCCTCGTCGGTTGTTACGGTCATTGACTGGAAACCACCAGCAGTCTCATTAATTTTAAGTCCAATCTTAGAACCTAAAG